CGTAGCAATGTTTACTACCGCATTTTCCAAGTTGCGAACTTGATGTAGTCAATAAAGTCAGCATTAAGACTGACAACTCTAAACAGACCTCTTCGGGGGTCTGTTTTTTTATGCGTATAAATAGAGGACACAAGGAGATATTATGGCCGAACCATCAGCAATAACCCAACAACCACAGAATACTAGTTTATTACAAACCACCAAGTATGTGTTTGTGATGCCTCGTATTAACAATTTGACTTACTTCTGTCAAGAGGCTAATTTGCCTGGTATGACATTACCTGCCGTTGCTCGCTCTACACCTATTGTAGATTTACATTCTCCTGGTAATAAATTGGAATATAATCCTTTATCTTTAACTTTTATCATTGATTCGGAACTTAAATCATGGACTGATATACATGACTGGATGCGAGATTTAACTTTATTGAATGGTAAAAATTATACCAATATTTACGAACGCAAACAACAACAAAGTCAAAAACAACAAGTTCAATATGCTGACGGTATACTGACTGTTTTATCAGGCCTAAATAATCCTAAGTTCAGAATTCATTATGCTAATTTGTTTCCAATTTCATTAACTGATATTGATTTTAAATCTACAGGTTCGGCTGATGACATCTTAACTGCAACTGTATCATTCCGTTATGACTTTTATGATATTGAAATCCTCAACTAGGCTTGACATAAGCTATTGATTATGTTATAATATAAGCATTATAAATGTGGTGAGAACAACATGGAAACACTTGACCAAATATTAGAAATATGGCGCAAGGATTCTGAAATTGATATTACAGAACCTTCAAAAGAAATTCTAAACATCCCAAAAATACATAATAAGTTTTTAACCATTATGTCAAAACATCGTATTGCCAGCAAAAAGGCTTCATTTGATTATAACAAAATGAAACGCCTTAAATGGGAATACTATACTGGCAAGATGTCAGAAGAAGAACTTAAGGAACAAGGTTGGGAACCATTCAGATACACTTTGAAATCTGATATTGCCACATACCTTGAATCAGATAAGGATTTAGTTACATTCTTACAAAAGAAAATCTACCATGATGAATGTGTAAGTGTGTGTGAATCCATTCTTAAGGAGTTGAATAACCGTACATGGCAACTCCGTGAACATATGACACATGAAAGATTTATATCCGGTGCCCGATAAAATTCAAGTAGCCAAAAAAGATGAAGTATATGCAAAGATAACTTGCGAGAAACATGTAGCAAAAGAGTTATCTGAATACTTTACCTTTTTTGTTCCTGGTTATCAATTCACTCCTGCTTTTAAAAACAGATTGTGGGATGGTAAAATTCGTCTCTTCAATTTGTCCAATACACAAATTTATCTAGGATTAATGTCCTATTTACAAATTTTTAGTGAAGAACGAGGTTATGAACTTGAATTTATTGAGCCTTACACAAATTTACAAGATGATTTTCCTTTATACCATGCCAAGAAATTTGTAGAAGATTTACAATTACAATCTGGTGGTCGTGATATTGAGGTAAGAGATTACCAACTAGAAGCTTTCGTTAGAGCAATGCGTGAGCGTAGAAAACTATTACTATCTCCAACCGCCTCAGGTAAGTCCTTAATCATTTATTTAATTATTCGACAATTGATACAATATCAAAACCTTCGTGGTCTTATTATCGTTCCAACTACATCTTTAGTGGAACAATTATTTTCTGACTTTGCTGACTATTCAAATAAAAATGGTTGGAATGTGGAAGAAAATGTTCATAAAATTTATCAAGGTCGTGATAAACATTCAAATAAAAATGTATTGATTTCAACTTGGCAATCTTTATATACTCAACCAAAAGAATACTTCGAACAGTTTGATTTTGTTATTGGTGATGAAGCCCATTTATTTAAAGCCCAATCATTAACTACCATTATGACTAGTCTATCTAATACCAAATATCGTATTGGTCTAACTGGTACTCTTGATGGTACAAAGACTCACAAACTTGTTTTAGAAGGATTGTTTGGCACCGTACAACAAGTTACCACAACTAAAGAATTAATGGATACCAATCAAGTATCTGACTTTGAAATTAAATGTTTGGTATTAAAACATCCTGATGACATATGTAAGTTAATGAAAGGTAAGAAATATCCTGAAGAACTTGAGTATTTAATTTTCTGTGAATCTCGTAATAAATTTATTAGAAACCTTTCGTTAAGTCTTGAAGGCAATACACTTTTATTATACCAATTTGTTGCCAAACACGGTAAAATACTGTATAATATGATTTCTGGTGCTGAGAAAATAGGCAACAGAAAGGTGTTCTTTATTCACGGTGGAACTGATACTGACGATAGAGAACAAATTAGAAAGATTGTGGAGAATGAAAACGATGCAATTATTATTGCTTCTTATGGAACATTCTCTACTGGTATTAATATTAGGAACTTACATAATATTGTTTTTGCTTCACCTTCAAAAAGTAGGGTTAGAAACCTACAGTCTATTGGCCGTGGACTTCGTAAAGGTGATAACAAAAGCAAAGCAGTATTATATGATATATCGGATGACCTAAGAACTGGTGAAAATGCTAACTTTACACTTAAGCATTTTATGGAACGGGTCAAGATATATAATGAAGAGAAGTTCCCTTATAAAATTTATAAGATTGGGATTAATAGATGATTGTTGAAGAAATCAAAATATTAAGATTAAAAACTGGTGAAGAGATTATTGGTTATGTTTCTGAAATTGATGACATGAAAGTTAATGTTAGGTATCCAATGGCTGTGGATATTATGTCTCTAAAAGGTGTTCAATCTTTTACAATCAGTAGTTGGTTACCGCATCAAATGTATAAAAATAATGATATCAATCTTTGGACTAATGACATAATGTTTGTTGCTGACGCAACAGATGAATTCTTGGAATATTATTTTAAAATGGTAGATAAGTTGGAGAAGTATATTCTTGCTGGTGAGATTATGGATAATATGGAAGAAGAACAAGAACTGATGGAAGCAATAGAAGAGAAAGAACTAAGTGTTGTCCACTAGGTCTTGGTTTTATTCATATCATTCAGGTACATAGTGGATTATATAGCATGTCAAGCGTCCTGTCAAGTAAATTTATGGTAATATTATGGTAATAATGAAATGGAGTAATAATGGTAACAAAACAAACTAAACCAAAAGCAAAAAAGAATTACATTAACAATGGTGATTTCTTACAAGCCTTGATTGAATACAAGGAAAGGAAGAAAAAGAATCCAGATGAACCAATACCAAATTACATTGGTGAATGTTTTATGAAAATTGCTGAAGGTTTATCCCCTAAGCCTAATTTCATTAATTACACATATCGAGAAGAAATGATTGGTGATGGTATTGAAAACTGTCTAATGTATTTTGAAAACTTCAATCCCGATAAGTCAAAGAATCCTTTTGCTTATTTTACACAGATTATCTACTTTGCTTTCTTACGAAGAATTGCCAAAGAAAAAAAACAAACCTACATAAAATATAAGGCTACTGAGCAATTCGGTATCCTAGACGAATTTGAGATGATGGAAATGGATGATGGTACAACTAAGCAATTTGAGATGTACGATAACCTTTCTGAATTTATTGAGAATTTTGAAATAACGCAACAAACGAAGAAGAAGAAAGTTTCAGACAAGAAAAAAGGTTTAGAACATTTTATCGAGGAATAATTTATGGCCAGAAGAGCCCGACCACAACTTGTAGAAGAACCATTACAAGTGCAACCAAAACCAGGTAATCATTTAAAGTTAAGAATTGATGACTTAAAAACATTTCAACCTTTAACTGATAATCAAAAGAAATTCTTTGATGCTTATAAACAAGGTGATTACTTTGTTGCCTTACATGGAGTAGCAGGAACAGGTAAAACATTTTGTGCTTTATATAAAGCTATTGAAGAAGTCTTGGACAAAGGTAATCCTTTCAATAAGATTATTGTTGTTCGGTCCGCAGTACAATCTAGGGAAATAGGACATTTGCCTGGAGATGTCAATGAGAAAATGGAAATCTATCAACAACCATATAGACAGATTTGTGAGACCCTATTTGGTCGCAAAGATGCCTGGGATAGATTATCTGAACAGAATCATATAGAGTTCATCTCCACTTCTTTCATTCGAGGGATGTCCTTTGATGACGCAATCATCATTGTAGATGAAATGCAGAACTTAACCTTTGAAGAAATTGATACTGTGATGACTCGTGTTGGTTACCGTTCTAAGATTATTTGGTGTGGTGATTATCGCCAAACCGATTTAAATAAAAAGAAAAATGATATGACAGGTATTCTTAAGTTCTTTGATATTGCTTATCATATGACTGCGTTTACCAGAATTGAATTTACAGCTGATGATATTGTTCGGTCATCGTTGGTTAAAGAATATATCTTGGCCAAAATGAAATTTGAAGATGCTGAAAAATAGGGCTTGATTGAAAACAATAATTGTGTTATAATGTTTATTATTAATAGGAGTTTAATATGGCTATAAAAGAATTAAAATTTGGAAATGATGGTCGTCAGGCAATGGCGGCAGGTGTAAATATTTTGGCGGATGCAGTCAAAGTAACTTTAGGTCCTAAAGGTCGTAATGTTATCTTAGACCGCCCATTTGGTTCACCTCACATTACAAAAGATGGTGTATCAGTTGCCAAAGAAATTGAATTGAAAGACCGTTTTGAAAACATGGGTGCTCAACTTGTAAAAGAAGTAGCATCCAAGACGGCAACTGTAGCAGGTGATGGTACAACTACCGCTACTGTTCTTGCTCAAGCAATTATCCGTGAGGGTATGAAAGCTGTGGCAGCTGGTTGGAATCCAATGGACTTGAAGCGTGGTATTGACAAAGCAGTTGATGCGGCTATTGCTTCTTTGAGAGAGCAATCTAAACCTTGTGCTACATCTAAAGAGATTGCTCAAGTAGGTTCTATTTCTGCCAATTCAGATAAAGAAATTGGCCAAATCATTGCTGATGCCATGGACAAAGTTGGTAAAGAAGGTGTGATTACAGTAGAAGATGGCGCTGGTCGTCAGAATGAATTAGATGTCGTGGAAGGCATGCAATTCGACCGTGGTTACTTATCTCCTCATTTTATTACCAACCATGCAAACCAAACAGTAACATTTGATAATCCATACATTTTATTGTATGACCGCAGAATTTCTGCTGTTCGTGATTTGATTCCTGTATTGGAACAAGTAGCAAAAGACTCAGGTTCATTGGTCATTATTGCTGATGATGTTGACGGTGAAGCACTTGGTACTTTAGTTGTGAATAAACTTCGTGGCATCTTAAGTGTTGCCGCAGTTAAATCTCCAGGCTTTGGTGACCGTAAGAAAGCATTATTAGAAGATATTGGCGCTTTGACTGGTGGTTCAGTTGTATCAGAAGAACTTAATCAAAAACTTGAAGATGTTAAACTTGAAACATTGGGTCGTGCTAAGCGTGTTGAGATTGGTAAAGAAAACACTATCATCATTGATGGTTTAGGTTCAGCCCAAGGTATTCAAGACCGTATTGCTTTGATTAAATCTCAAGCAGATGCCGCTACATCAGATTATGACCGTGAGAAATTACAAGAACGCCTTGCTAAATTAAGTGGTGGCGTGGCAGTTATTAAAGTTGGTGCTTCTACCGAAGTCGAAATGAAAGAAAAGAAAGACCGTGTGGAAGATGCTCTACATGCTACTCGTGCTGCTGTTGAAGAAGGTATTGTTCCAGGTGGTGGGGTTGCTCTAATCCGTACTCGTGATGCTATCCGTGGTTTACATGGTGATAACCGTGACCAAGATGTAGGTATCTCAATTGTGTTATCTGCAATCGAAGAACCATTAATTCAAATTGCCAAAAATGCTGGTGCTCAGTATCAAGTTGTTATTAATAATATCTTGACAAACACAGGTAATTATGGTTATAATGCGGCTACTGATGAATATGGTGATATGTTAGATATGGGTGTTATTGACCCAACTAAAGTAACTCGTACAGCATTACAAAATGCCGCATCTGTTGCTGGTCTAATGTTGACAACTGATTGTATGATTGGTGATTCTCCAGAAGAAAACGCAGACATGCCTCCAATGCCTGGCATGGGTATGTAATATGGATAAATTGGACTTTAATGAGGAGAATTTACAAAAAATATCTAAACTAATTAAAGACAATTTAACACCAGATTTATTACCAAAGAAATGGGTTGCTAGAAATAGTAGCAACCCAACATTTGGTCATTGTCATACGGCAGCTGGCGTTTTATATAAGATATTTGGAAGTAAACAAGTAAAGATGTACAGAGGTTTTGATGGAGAAATCTATCATTGGTGGAATCAAGATTTAAATGGAAACATTATTGATTTAACCTCTGAGCAATATACATCTATAGGCAAAACACCGCCATATGATGTAGGTGAAAAAGCAGGTATGTTAGGTTTTGATTATCGTAAGCGTGTTGACAAATTATTTGAAAGAGTAAATTCTAAATTATGAAAGTAGCAATCATTACCGACCAGCATTTTGGTGCAAGAAATGACTCGGTTAATTTTATTAACTTCTTTGAGAAGTTCTATTCAACTATATTCTTTCCTACATTAAAGGAAAATAATATTACCCATATATTGATTTTGGGTGATACATTTGACCGTAGAAAGTATATCAACTTCTTCTCATTGAAGAAAACTAAAGAAATGTTTTTTGATGTGGCTGCCGCCAGAGGTATCAAGATTGATATGCTGGCAGGTAACCATGATACCTATTTCAAAAATACCAATGATGTAAACTCGGTAGATTTGTTATTGCGTGAATATGAAAATGTAAATGTAATTGATTCTCCACAAACTATCAATGTTGATGGCACATATATTTGTATGATGCCTTGGATTTGTCCAGAAAATTATGATGATAGTATGGAAGAAATCAAAAATACAAAGGCTCAAATCTGTATGGGTCACTTTGAGATTGAGGGTTTTGCCATGTATAAAGGCATGCAATCTCACGAAGGCCTAGATAAGAATTTATTCAATAAATTTGATATGACATTTTCTGGTCATTATCATCACAAATCATCTAATGGTGATATTCATTACCTAGGTAATCCATACGAATTAACTTGGTCAGATTATGATGATGCTCGAGGATTCCATATATTTGATACTGACACTAGAGATTTACAATTCATCAGAAATCCATACACGATATTTCGTAAAGTTAATTATGATGATACAGTTAAAGGTGCTATTGAAAAATATTCAAAGATGGATTTATCCATTTTTAAAGACACCTTTGTTAAAGTCATTGTAACAAATAAAGCCAATCCATTTTTATTCGATTTGTTTATATCTGAGTTATATAAAAATACTCCAATTGATGTTTCGATTGTTGAAGATAATTTAGACTTGACAGAAGGCTTAGAATCTGATATTATATCCGAAGCTGAAGACACATTAACTATTCTTAACAAGTATGTGGATAATATCCAATCAGAAGGAATAGATAATGTTAAGTTGAAAGGTATTCTGAAATCGCTTTATGTTGAAGCACTTAATTTAGAGAATGTATGATTTTATTTGAAAAAATTCGCTGGAAGAATTTTCTTTCCACTGGTAATCATTTTACCGAAATTCAATTAAACCGCTCTAACAATACACTTATTGTAGGCCAAAATGGCGCAGGTAAATCCACAATCTTGGATGCGTTGTGTTTTGGTTTATTTGGTAAACCGTTTAGAGCAATTAACAAAAATCAATTAGTCAATTCAATCAATACCCGTGATTGCGTGGTAGAGATTGAGTTTTCTATTGGAGAACGCAAATACAAAGTCATCCGTGGTATCAAACCTAATATGTTTGAAATCTATTGTGATGGCAAGATGGTCAATCAAGATGCTAAAGTTAGGGACTACCAGGAACAACTGGAGAAGTTAATTCTTAAACTTAACTACAAATCATTTACACAAGTGATTATTCTTGGTTCAGCATCATTTGTTCCTTTTATGCAATTGTCTCCTAAAGACCGTAGAACAATTATTGAAGACTTGTTGGATATTGAAATCTTTTCATCAATGAATGTGTTAGTCAAACAAAGATTAACCACACTTAAGGATGAAATCAATACTAGCAAAAATTCTATGGAACTTTTGGCTGAGAAAATCAAAATCCAAAAAGAAAACATTGAGTTACACAAGAAAAATAACGAAGAAGAAATCGTTAAAAAAGAAGCAGACATTAAGAACCATACTGATGAATCAGTCCGATTGGTCGAACAAATTGCAGCATTAACCGAAAATGTTAAATCATTAAGTAGTCAAATCCAAAATGCTGAAGCAATCAATAAGAAAAGTTCTAAATTAGTTTCGTTAGAAAACCAAATGGAAGCTAAAGTTAAAAAATTGGAGAAAGATATTGCTTTCTACCATGATAACGATAACTGTCCTATTTGTAAACAAGGTTTAGAGCACTCATTCAAAGGTGACCAAATCACACATTTGAATGAAAACAAGAAAGAAGTTGAACAAGGTTTAATTGAAATTGGTAAACAAATCAATGAGGTTAATAATGAACTTCAATTGATTAATGATATCAACCAAAAGATAACACAAGAGAACCTTGAGATTGCTAAGAAAAACGCAACCTTACAATCAATATATTCATATATTAAGAAATTAAATAGTGAAGTTGCAGAATTACAAACCAAAAAAAATGAATTTGCTGATAACGGACATCTTAAAGAATTGAAGGCTGATTTAGCTAAAGCAATTGAATTGCAAAAAGAGTTAATGACTGACCGACACTATTTTGATTTTGCTAGTTCAATGTTAAAAGACTCTGGCATCAAAACCAGAATTATTAAACAATACTTGCCTATTATGAATAAATTGATTAACAAGTATTTGTCAACCATGAATTTCTTTGTTAATTTTGAAATCAATGAGAACTTTGAGGAAACAATCAAGTCCAGATACCGTGATGACTTTAGTTATTATAATTTCTCAGAAGGTGAAAAGTTCCGTATTGATGTGGCCTTGTTATTAACATGGCGTCAGATTGCTAGATTAAAGAATTCTGTTAACACTAACCTTTTAATTTTGGATGAAGTATTTGATTCCAGCCTAGATACTGGTGGTACAGATGAATTTATGAAGTTGTTGTATGATTTAGGTGTAGATACAAATGTGTTTGTAATTAGCCATAAGGGGGACCAATTGTTTGACAAATTTAGGTCCGTAATTCGGTTTGAGAAAAAAGGAAATTTTAGTCAGGTGGCCAAATGAGTGATGAAATTATTATTAATACCGGTGAATTAGCAAAAGTTCAACCGACAGTAGAAGAAGTTAAAGTACCATTATTTAAATTAGTACCAGAAGATGATACAATCTTATCAACTAGATTGCCTGAATTTGATTTTGCTAATCCTCCAGTAAATCCAAATGAGTTTGCTAGTTCATTAGTTGAAACTTGTAAAGCAAATCGAGGTCTAGGTTTATCTGCTAATCAATGTGGATTTAAGTATCGAGTATTTGTTGCTGGCCATGGCGACAACTATGTAGCTTATTTTAATCCTAAAGTAATTAGTATGAGTGAAAATGAAGATATTGGACCAGAAGGATGCCTATCATTTCCACATCTATTCTTAAACATTTTAAGACCTCGTTGGGTTAAAGTAGAATATCAAGATTTTAATGGTGAAACACATCAAGTTCAATTTGAAGGTTTGACTGCTCGTGTATTCTTACATGAATATGACCACATGGAAGGTATAACATTCAAACACCGTGCTAAACCATTAGCATTAAAATCTGGAGTAGAAAAACGAAACAAACTATTCCATAAAATGGAACAAGCACAGAAACAACTTTCTAAGATGGCTAAGAAAACAGATTTTGCTAGAGACCTTACTAGAGGAACAGCACCTCAAGTGATTATGAATAAACCTGCTGCTAAGTCAGCTGGTCGTGGAAGATAAAGGACAATAATGGCAACGCCAATTGAATATGTAGAAAAGCAATGGGAAGAATGGTTGGCCGCAAACCCACCAGTTGAACCTGAAGCTATGATTAATGAAGGTAAGTTAAAAGAACAATTGATTAGTGATTTGACTTATGCTTCATCAATGGATGTGAAAGAGTATACCTTATATCAAAAATGGTTGGAAGTTAAAGAAAGATATCCAACTGAAACAATCTCAACCTTGTTTGGTGAAGAAGAGCAAATGGTCAATAAAGACCATGAGAAAATTATCAAACAAGTTAAACAAAACTTTTGGATGCCAGAAGGTCCTGATGATTATGAAAAGTTAAAACCTAAATTGGTTTTATCTAATGGTGATTTAGCTGAGACTTGGAATGCCATTCGTACTTTCTCGTCAACAATGATTAATAATTCAAACATTGGTCGTAATTTGTTTTATACCATTATTGATGAGGTGACAGGTAAATATCTTGGCGTAATCTGTATTTCGTCAGACTTTTTAGATTTGACACCAAGAGATAATGCTATTGGTTGGTCTCGTGATGTTAAGACACAACAAGGCATGATTAACCATACTGCGATTGGTTCAACAATTGTTCCACTTCAACCACTTGGTTATAATTACATGGGTGGTAAATTACTTGCTTTACTATGTTTAGCAGACCAAGTTCAAGATGATTGGCATAACCGATACGGTGACCCATTGGTTGCTGTTACCACGACATCCTTGTATGGTAAAACAAAGGCCAATGGTCTTTCTCAATATGATGGTTTGACTCATTGGCAAAAGATGGGATTCTCTTCTGGTTCTGTGGCTTTTCAACCAACACGACCAACTCGTAATCTAGTATTTCAATGGATTAAAGAAAACTATCCACGCAAATACTTCGAATGGTGGGAAGCAAAGAATACACAAGGTCTGCCATTGAAACGAGACCATAAGAACCGTTCACTTGGTTTTGCTTATTCAAAATTAAAGATTGATAAAGATTTAACTAGAACAGAACATCAGCGTGGTATTTACTTTGCGCCACTTTATGATGATGCCTATGAGTTCTTACGCAAAGAGAAACCATTTAG